TAATAATTCAATTTACCTGGGTATACACTTTGCAACAAATTGTCAAAAGCTTCCTTTGACTCATCAGTATTAATTAAATTTTTAATAAAAGATTTAAAAACAAAAAATGATGGTTCTTTAATTGGAATTTTTTGATTTAATATATCTACGTTTATCGTGTTCTTATACATATGATCTCTGGAGATCTCTTAAACCACCACCAGTATTATATACTGAAACATTACTATTATCAACTGTATTACTTGATTGATTAAATCCATTTTGAATTCTTGATAAAATCTCAACGTTTTGCTGCAATAATTCAATTTGTTTCTGTTGGTATACATTTAATTGGCTTGATAAATCATTATTTGTATTTAAATTATCAGCAATTCCACCGTTTGAATCTATCAATTGACTAAACCCGTTTAAATTAGTTGATTGCATTTCTTGTAATACCGTATTATCTAAATTTGATGAACTACCCTGCTCATCTTCGCTACCTGATGAGGATGAGTCAAATGCTGTTTTTAAAAGTGATATATTATCTGCAGCTTCCTTAAATTTTATATCAGGAGATGCTAAACCTAAAAAGGTTTTATCTTCACCGAATGGGTTCCATTTTGCTTTAACTACCCCACCCATAATTGCTGCTTCAATTAACGGTAATGAACTCATAAGATCATCCGCAAAATCTTTAAGCTTGAAATTAAATTTAAAATCTGCAAATGTTTTTAATTTACCCATTGCTGTAGTTAACCGTTCTATTGCAGTTGCGCCCGCATCGAGCTTATCTGCTTTTTCACCAATTAGCATCATTTGATCGAAAGGGTTATCACCTCCCATAAGAAATCTACCAACTTTAGCTAACCCATCTAATACAGCTCCAGCTAAATTACCAGCACCTAATGTAACCATTGCAGTTGATATAGCAATTGCTGCAGTCGGAACTTTAAGGATATCAGTCATATCAAGACTTTTACCTACTTCACCGAAAGCTGCTAAACCATCAGCCATATTAATCATTAACGTTTTAATACTACCACCTGGGTCACCATCAGATATAAACCCTATAACTGCATCATTTGCAGCTAGACCGGTAAAGAAAGCGCCTAAACCGAGTCCGATTAGACCCATGCCTACTGCTGCGCTACCTGCAGCAGGACCGAATAATGCACCAGCTCCAAGTAAAACAGTTAATGCAACCATACTCGGTCCTGAAAAAGCTCCTAAACCTTCAGCAAGGTTAATCATTAAATTTTTAATACTTGAACCATCACTACCGATAGCACTAGCTCCTTTATCACCTACAGCTAAACCAGCCAAAAAACCACCAATACCTAAACCTATTAAACTCATTCCAACTGCTGCTTTACCAGCGACCTTTGCTCCACCAACTACTCCAAATAATGCGCCTGCTCCGAGTAATACTCCCATTGTTTTCATACTTGAACTGGTAAAAGCTCCTAAACCTTCAGCAAGGTTAATCATTAAATTTTTAATACTTGAACCATCACTCTTAAGAGCACCAGCTCCTTTATCACCCAAAGCCAAACCAGCAAAGAATCCTCCAAGACCAGCACCAACAGCTGTCATACCCACCGCAACTTTAAAACTAGCACCTAAACCACCAACTACCCCGAATAATGCACCAGCTCCAAGTAATGCTCCAATTGCAACAAGACCTTTACCTGTAAACCCTGATAAACCTTCACCAATATTTAGCATTAACGTCTTTAAATTGCCTCCACCACCTAATTTACCAATTACTACATCAGCAGCTCCAAATGCAACTCCGAGACCAGCTATACCAATTCCGATACCCATTACCGACATTAAAGCTTTCATCAAACCACTACCACCCTCTTTCGGTGATACATTTGCAGGTTTAACACTTTTTTGTTGAGATGTACCAAAAACTGCAAACAAATCTTGCATAGCATCTCTATTAAAATCCTCAATAATAACTGATTGCGGTTTTTTATAAAGCTTTTCAGGTTTAGATGTTGCTTTTGTATCAACCCCGCTATCTTTATCGAGTCTTTTTTCTATGTTAACAACACGGTCGACCAATTTACTATTAACCTTAGTTAACATCTGTAAAGCATCTGATAGTGTTTCATCCATATATATTATTTATTAGAAAGAAAAGGGGTTAATTGACTGTAATAAATTTGAAACACTCAAATATAAATTACTACTAACTTCATATTTATCGTAGACCCATTTAACATTATAATTATTAACACCTTCACTACTAGCATCGTATTGACCTTGTCTTTGATCTATACTAGTTGGAACGCAATTATAAAATCTCCAGGTTTTTCTTGGTATTTGAGATAACCCTTCCTTACTCCTTGTATACTGAACAACAGTTATGTTAGTTTTAGGTGATTTTAACCTTTCAATAGGGTCAGATTCATCTCTTGCAACATAACCAAAATGACTAGACATAATCATCCACGGTCTTATTACAAAATCTAGAAATGAAGTGTTTGTCTCTCTAAAGGTTGTTTGAAACTCATTTTCAGAAAAAGCACCTCTATTACCTAATATTGTACCGGGTATAAATCCTCTATTATTTTGAATAGTTGCATTAGAATATCCTAGAGTTTCACCAGCTATTTGAAATCCATGCGTAAAAATACAACCTATAATTGATTGATTTTTAAAATTAGTTAACACATTTTTAGGTATACTCATATCAAAACCTGTTGATTGAACGTTAGGTTCCAACTTTTGCAATATTGTTGTGTTTAAACCTGGAGGAAAGAAATCAAATAACACAATAAACTGGGTATTTAAGGGTATAGAATTTGTCCATTGGGACATACTATCAAGAAATAAGTCTCTTGTACTGATTAACGGTTGTAGTGGTATATTTGTACCTAAAAGGGATACACCAGGTTGAGAAATACTACCACCTGCTAGTCTATTACCAATGCTACCAGCTCCTTGGATAGCATTATTTATGGAATTAAGTATTTTTGTTTCTGGCATTAAGAATATTTAATACCGAAGTATATACTTAAGTTAAACTACCTGCGGTTTGTTTAAAATAGTGGTACGATACTTCAACATCAAACTCAACTACATTACCAGCTTCTGTCATGTTATACTCAATTGACCCGACCTTTTTAATAGCAACACCCACTAATTGAAATTGAGCTATTCTATCAAGCTGCTTATTAAGCAGAGATAGGTCAATGACTGCATTAGCATTAGGCATAAAGTAGTTACCGGTTGAATCTTCATCATTAAACGTATCACTAATTACCTGTAAGAATTTATCTCTCAGAGCATAAGACTCATCACATCTAAACTTTAAAGTATATGAACCGCTACCAGGGTATTCAACAACACCGGGTACATTAAATTTTAATCCCATGTATGGTACTTCTGTACTAGTAATAGCTTTATCAGGTAATGTAGCAGTAGTGACATATACTAGATCATCTTCACTAAAATCAACGGTTGAACCATCACCGAAATCTAAATTCAAAACTCTAAATAGATTAGATCTTGCAAAGTCTTTTGATTGGGCTTGGGTGTAGAAATTCTGTATTGTTTGTCTTGTGTCTGCCATGGTTATAATTATTTATTCAATTTTATATATTTTAGTTAGGTGCTAGCAACATTTTATATACCGTACCACTAATATTAACATTTACATAATGTGTGGCTGTTAACGTCGTCGTGGTGGTGGCTGTTTGATTAATTCTCAATGAGTTAACCTGAGCTTGACCAGTGGTTGTAATCGTCGACGCGTTGATAGTATTAAAGGTAGGACTATCTCCTGATTTATATCTATCATCAATTTCCCCAGATAGATAGTCGAAAACAGCAGTTATTTCAATTTCAGAAAGGTCTTGATTGGCACTTAATTCTAGTACTTGACTGCTTAATTCTAATACATCAGATGTTAAATCACCAACACCTCCTGCAGATTCTGCTATTGCGGAAACTGTTAGAATGTCAGATGTATTTTGATCTATAGATGCTGATAAGAAATTAATATCTTGACCGAGGCTTTCTTCACCTTGATCTAGTAACGATATGGCCGTTGCATTTGAGTCAATACTACCAGATAAGTAATTTATATTTAAGGTATTTTGAGTATCATATGCTGATAAAGTAAGTAAACTGTCACCAGCTAATGCACTGAAAGTTATTTTATGTGATGTATCAGACTGAACATTTACAACATATATTAGATCATCACCATCCAGTTGACTAGCAACTAAATTTGGTAAATCGGTTATTCTTTGATTAGGCATATATTATGTTACTGTAATTAGTACTCCACTTAAAAATGTTAACGTTGTACCGCTAATAGTGACTGGACCGGTATAGCCTACTTGAATAGTAGAATCGATTATATTTTCTGTATCACTAATAAACTGGACTTGATTGGCACTTAATTCTAGTACTTGACCGCTTAATTCTAATACATCAGTCGTTAACGGTCCTATATTTAAATTAGCATTCTCAAATGTAGCTGATAAATCTAATACTATTGTAGTGTAATCACTTACATTATCATTTAAAGTTACAATTTCATTATTAACTGTGCTGAATAAATTTTGATAAGTTATTTTATTAGACGTGCTAGCACTTATATCACCGATATATAATATATCATTAACATCTATCGGTAATGGAATTGCTGGTAAATCTGATACTTTGGTATCTGCCATACAATTATTTATTATATAAACTAACCTTACCAACGTATAAAATCTATCATTAATGACAAAAAAAGCCGACCCTTTCGGATCGGCTTGATTTTAAGGTATTTTAATTAACTTACTAATTCGTTAAAATCAGTACCTGTTCTTGTCGCGTAGAAATTAACTAATATAAATTCTGCTGCTCTAACAGGCTTTAGATATATATCAACAACTAGCTCATTTTGATCAATAACATCTGGTGTATTATTTCTTTCATCACAAACTAGTAAATAATCATATAAACCTTCTGTATTTTTAGCATTCTCAAACAACGGTGTCAATGTATTGATAACCCGGGTTCGTGTAAGCAATGTATTAGGTTCAAATATATAGAATTTAGTCGATTGTCTAGTTGCTTTTTCAAGGTATAAGAATAATCTACGTACATTAATTCTATCAAAAGCACTAGGTAATTTTTGCATCGTCTTTTGACCAAAAATCGTAAACCCTTCTCCTGGGAAGAATGCTACTGGATTAACACCAACCTTGTAAAGCTGATCTCTTTGTTTTTGTGTCGGAAATAATGCTAAATCACTTGCTCCTGCTACCCTACCTCTGGTAAAGCCAGCTGGTGCAAACCATGGTTGGAAATTAGCATCTGTATTTGCCATTGCTTGAGCTGCAAATCCTGAGAACGGTGTATAAACTAGATTATCTAGATATGTATCAAACGTTCTAACCCATTGTGCATATTGTGCAACGTAATTACTATTAACTTTACTAGAAAAAACTTTAATTGGATTTAATACATCTCTTGAAAAGTTCTTATTTGGATCTTGCAATGTAAGAAAATCCTCACCTTCAACAAATAAGTTTCTCGGTAAATCAGAAATATATATATGATCCTTTCTTCTAAATTCAGCAAATTGTGTGAATCTATCTGTAATCTCCTTCCAATATGAAATGTATTCTCTTGCTCCTGTATCTGTTATATTAGATATGTTAGATTGTCTAAGACCTGATATAGCTGGTACCGATGCTGTATCATCGAATTGAGAACTTAATATTTGACTATTTGCAAAGATCGTCGATAAACCTCCATCAACTGTAATATCGATATCAAATATTTCAACATTTTCAACCGAATCAAGTAATCGATCAATCTTTTTCGGTACAGAACCTATAATCTTAGATTTTAGATTTGCATTACTAAATACACCGATTGGGTATAGATTATCAACTTCACCAATCGCTATATTTGCAGCTACTATATTAGTTCTAAGAGTGTTAATGGTTCCAACAAACCCTGGCCCTGCATATTCTGCAGATAAGGTATTAAATGTAGCGTCATCAAGATTAGTTTTTGCTAATCTAATCTTATTAGTTGGTAAACCATCTGTATTGAGATAAGTTTCACCATTCTTATTAGAAAGATTTTCATTAATTAAGATACTAATGTTTGGTGATTCACCTTCTGATGTCTCCATAAAGAAACTAATTGGTGTACCACCTTGTTGAGAATTCTGTTGTCTATGGTAATCAAATGAACCGACATAGCTTTCAGTTAAAACATTAGTTAATTTAATAACATCTGGTGTAAATGGTGATTGTCTTAATTTAAACAATCCAATTGAAAGTGTATCATCAAAAGATCTACTAGAAATATCAAATTCACTTAAATTTTCCATTATTTCTGAAACACTATCATTGTCTTGACCAAATGTTATAGTAGAATTATCACTTATAGAAGATAAAGAGAAATCTAATCTAGATGCTGGTAATGGAGTGTAATCTGTTGTTGATTTTGCAGAAGCTGTTATAGTATAAGCATTCTGAATACCATCAAAATTTGTTGCAGGGTTTAAATTTGTATTATCAACTGCTCCGATGTAAAATCCTTCAAATCTCTGATCAACTGTTGTACGACCTTTATTAAGAACAATCATACCAGCTTTACCGATATTATCATACGCAGATAACTCTTTTTGAGTACCAAAATCCTCACTCCAACTAAATCCATTTGACTGTAATATATTATTATATTGAGTCAATGTTAACTCGTGATGTACCGGTTGACCTAAAATATAAGTAGCTGATGTTTCTTGATACGATGATAATAATGAACCATCCATATTGTTAACACCTGTAATTGGATATACTAAAGCACTGTAGTTATTACCGAAACCTACCCCGGCATCTGTACCGTACGGTAATCTATAAGCAATAACATTTGCTGGTGAGTTAAATAAAGGTTTAACCGTACCATAAAAGTATCTTTCAGCGGGTGTGGTTGGTATACCGTAAATTGATTCAAATTCACCTAAACTTGTTACTTGAATTATTTCATCAGTTGGTCCTTTATCAGCAAAACCGGTAATAAGTATGTTAGTACCGGATGGTATTGCTGTACGTTGTGATCTGTCAAATTCTTTAATTTCAACACCTGGAGATTGTATTGTTCTGGCCATATACAAATATTTATATTTTCTCGACCTAAAACTACAGTAATTCTACATTTAATTGTGAAAAACCGAATTCAAATGTAGTTTCTATCTCATCTGCAGATCTATAATTAAAATCAATGTTACCTAGAGATACCGGGAATGCATTTTTATATAGAAATTTAATTATATTATTATCAAATTCATCTTTACCGTATAATGTAATATCTGCTTGGTATTGGACTGGAGGACCATCACTAACATTGAAATTTTTATTAGCTGTTGCAATGTTTGGAGTGTTTAATAAATTTTGGCCATCATAGCTTGACGATTTTTCATCATTTAGTAAATTTAACCATTTATATAAAACCCAGTAATTATTAAACAGACTATCAACAGTGAAATTAACAACTAAATTATCATATACAGGTCTTGTATGAGAGGATATTTTATAAAACTGACCAGCATACCCTTGTTCAATTGCTGGTACAACAATTTTTGGTGTTACAGCACCGTATACTGAAAATTGTAATGAATCTTCTATTATCGATGTATTTCCTCTAGCATCTAAATTATTAGAACTAATTTTTTTTAAAACTTCAGGTAAGGTAAAGACTAAAAGAAATTTATCTAACCTACCTTTATTTAATTGTGATTGATTTACATTTGCCATATTTTATACCCTTGATTAATTAAATTACCCATATCATTATTTACTTGTTCAGCATTGCCTATTATAACAGGTAAAGTCGGTGTATAGCCGGTATCTTTTTCATTAGTATACATTGAAGTAGGGTCTATAAAATATTTAATACCGTAATCAAATTGCTGTAACTCTAAAGGTCGATTATTTAAATCATATTTAACAACATCAAAATATGTTGTAACTATATCATCTATAAGAATTATTAAATTCCACATCATCGATGTTACTCTATCATCATGCTTGCCTTTCCTGGCACTCCATGTACCATTTGGGTGTTTCGTAAAGTCCTTTAATTCTTTAACCAGATGTATATCGTTTATCTTCACCGCTTCAAGTTCATTTAACCAATATCTCATATTCATAACACCTTTATATTTTGTGTTAGTATGAGCTACGATACCTAGTTGGTTATTCTTTCTATTACTTGCAGTAGCTGCTCCCCACGATACTATGTTTTCATAATTGTGTGTATTTTTAAGAATATCAACAACTTGACCACCACTATTATTTCTTTCAATACATACTAACGGATTACCCCAGTGTTGTAATATTTCATAAACCTTTTCAGTGAAGTTATAAGGTGATATCATATTATTATGGTATGTAGCTACTTGTTCTATATTAGTGAGATCAGTATAATCTAATATCTGTATAACTGAAGCATCCCGACCTAAACCTTCTGCTGTATCAACGCTTGCTATATATATTCTATCATCTTTCGGTTCATCCCAGAGTAAATAGTGTCCATCATCAAAAACAAATTTCGGGTCCTTTGCTTGTGTAGATAACTTTTCAAAAAGTTCTAAATCTAAAGAACTCTCACCAGTTGATATAAATTGACATTCAAACTCTTGCATCCATGCATCTGTACTACCAATAGATGCTATAGTATCTTGTTTCCATTTTTCATTTCTACCTGGTATTTCATTCCATAAGATTTTATCGTATGCCCAATTAGAATCCCCAGACTCAGCTCCTGAATATAACTTATAGAAAAGATTTTCAGTACCATTTGCTGTTGAAGCTATAAAAATCTTAGACTTCTTAGAAGCTGAAACGATGGGATATACTGATTTCCAGAAATCATCAACAAGATTAGGCTCAATAAAAGCTAGCTCGTCTAGAATTAAACAATTTACAGATTGACCACGAGCTGCTGTACCTGTGGTAGTTGATATACCTATTCTCGTACCATTCGCTAACGTTACTGCAGTCTTACCATATTCTTTAACACCTGGTTTTAACCAATTAGGTAGCTCTTCATATGCTAATCTAATTCTATTCATAATTTCAATAGCAGTGCCTTCTTTATTAGCTACAATTAGAATACGTTGATCATTATTAAAGCAAGCAATCCATAAAGCATAGATTGTCATCATTGTAGTCTTACCAATTTGTCGAGATGCTAATAATATAAAGAATCTATTATCCCGCATTTTACGTAAAGCTCGTTTCTGACAGTAATGTAAGTTTATTTTTTGTTTACCATCATCCAGTGAAATTATATGAAAAAAGTTTTCAGCAAAATATAATAAGTTGTTTTGAGCCTTTTTAAGCTCTTTTATCATCTTAGGTGTATACTCAAATTCAGCCCCGACATTTGGTAAATCCGGGTTATTCATGTAATTTTGTTTATTTTTAGCTACCATCCAATAAATATTTATATGACAAGTCGGGCAAATACACTCACAGAAATTTGGGATACATATTCCACTAATATTTTATCAGAAAACGTACCTGGAGAAAAAGCAGCTAAGTTTGGCACTAAACCAGGTAAAGGTCCAGCTGATTTAAATAGCGATAAAAATAAGAAGTTTCAAAACGGGAAATCAACAGGACCTGACAATGCAGAAGGTTTAAAAGAACCAATTGACCCTAAAAAATCAAAGAAAAAAGATGAATTATATGATAGTAAAGATTTTTCTTCCGAAATTTATGACGAAAAGGTTGGAAAAAAGATAAAAGAATCTATAAATAATAATATGAAATCTACATTTGATAAGTTATTTGAATCGGTAATGAACGAAGAAGACCAAAATGAACTCGAAGCACTCGGTATTGACGCAGGTGATGAAGGTGATGTTGAAGTTGAAGAAACGGACGAAATTACATTAACCTTGGATCGTGAAACAGCTCAAAAGCTTCATGATATGTTAATGGATCAATTGAGTGATGAAGACGAAGGTGAAGACGAAGGTGAAGACGAAGGTGGTTTTGAAGCTTTCGGAGCTGAAGAAGCTGAAGAAGATGATGAAGATGAAGAGTTAGAAGAAGCTACTGAATTAAAGGAAGTTCCAGCTTCAGCTGGTCATTCACTTACAAGTCGTAAGAATACAGTAGGTAATGTAAAAGCTTCGAAAGGTAAAGCACATGGTCAAGTTAAGACGACTGTAGATGGTAAAGGTAAGCCACTTGCAGATGGAAAAGGCAAGCTTACATCAAAGCAAAATAAAGTAAATAACCAAACAGGTGACTTATTTGCTTAAGATCTAAAAAGTAAATTTAAAAAAGCTGCAACTTTACTTGTTGCAGCTTTTTTTTGTATAAATATAAATATGCAACTCTTCAAAAAGTTTTTTGAAAATAAATATAGCGGGCCTCAAGTAGGTGTTAACCATAGACATCTTAAAGCTATACCTAAAGCTTCGTGTAACGGTTATACAAGAAAGGATAATAGTGAAAAAATTATACCTGACTATGTTAAAGCTGATCCATCAAAGAATGCAAAAATAGAGTCATTAAAAGATAGCCATGGTATGAGAGTATGTGATCGTAAAGACTTAGAATATATGAGAACAGAATACAATGTTATACCAATTAAAGGTGAAATTAAAAAATTAGGAAGCACTGGTATACAGCTATATTACGATGATAAAACAAATAACTTTATTATAAAAAGATGAGCATAGATTACGATAACTGTTACCCAGGTATGCAAGTAGTTGATGAAGCATGCTATAGATTTACTGATAAAAGTATTCAAGAATCTGAACGCTTTTTATTTAGTAACTGGTGGAGGGAACAAATTAATCAATACGGTGTTAAAGTTAAATATTTTGTCAATACATTCAATACATTAAGTGCAAATAACTTATATGGCGAAGAACCTACAAAAGTATTTGCAGATCCAAGAGAAATAATTATCGCTGCAACTTTAAATGAAAATGCAATAACATTATCTCAATTTGGATTTGAAAGTGATGATGATATAACTGCATATATCCATATATCATCTTTCTATGATGAATTTTATACTTTAAGTGCTGTTTGGGAGACTCAATACAATATTGTTGAACCTAAAGCTGGTGACGTATTTCAATTAAGTGAATATGGTGATGATAGACCTAACAATCGACAAGCTAAGTATTTTGAAATAACTGAAAAGCTTGATGAAGATATTGCACAAATCAATAACTTAGCTGGTCATTACGTCTTCTTAATAAAAGCTAAACGTCTAGATTATAGCTTTGAACCAAATATACCGTTTAATAATTTAACTAGTAATATATCAGGTAATAGTCAAATCTATGAAGATACGTTTGCTGGTAGGTTAAGCGGTGGTGTTAACGAACAATCACAAACTAAAAAAGATAATTACGATTTATATAATGTAGATAGCACTAGTAAGGAAGATGTTTTTAACATGTCAGTTAACGATACTGATGTATATGGCGACTATTATTAAATTAAAATAGTTTGTAAAAAGTTATCAGCTATTTCAACGCTTTCAAACTTTACCATATTTAATGTCTTATCAGGCAATATGAATGTATATTCATATTTTTCGTCTACTAATTTAATATTAGCTAATGTATAAATAACACCTCGTTTAAAAAACTTAGTATTTTTAGAAGTATTATTTGTAAACTTGGTCCCAGGGATAAATTTCATCTACTTGTACACCTCGTTGTTCTTGTTCCATATTATATTTCATATCACCGTATCTCTCAGCAACATACTTTTGAAATGCACCTGGTTTGATCCAAACATTACTTTTTTCTGAATTATAACCAATTCGTTCTGCTCGCTGACATGCTAAATTAACCCCTTCATATAAGCATGCAAATCTAGCTAAATAATCTAAACTATACTCTTCTTTATTATCGTTCGTTTCTTTCATATATATATTGTATCAGTGTTCCTAACATTGTATATAATAACTTACGATCACCTATATCATATATTTTTAAAATTTCATGAGAGTTTTGTAAATTTGATATTAAGATTTTTTTATTGATATTAAAGAATGATTTATCATCTCCGGTATGTTTACTGTTAATATCATTTATATCATTATATACAGACTCTAAAAAAACCTTTAGTATATCAATTTTTTTATTATTTTTTTGCTTTACCATACCTTGAATAACAGCATCATAATTATCAATTTCTAAAGAATCCTTTAATGAACGTTTTATTTCATCAAAAGGAAATTCGGCTCGTATAGGTTGAGATGTTAATGTTGAACTTGGTTTAGTTATAGTATTTTTTTCTAATTCGTTCATCGTTGGGTGTATATAGGATTTGTTGTTAATAATGTATTAGTATTATTACTTGCCTTTATTTCACTTTTGCATTTTGTGCATTCATATAATATATCAGTATTAATTGCCATCTGAATCTGTTGTATATTATTACATGAAGGGCAACTAACAGTAACCATACTCTTAGCTCGTTCCTTTTCAAACTCTACGGATAACTCAATTGCTTTCTTTCTCAGAAAATTCTCATATATATTATTAAAAATATAAAATCCAATAAATTGCAATATTGTAGCAATAGCAAATACTACTTTAAAGTTATCGATAAATATCAGACTAAAAAGAGTACTAATACATATCGTTAAAACTAATGAAACTATTGTTTTTATCATTATTTGATTTTACCGACCTTTTTAGCTAAATCAACTACTGTTTGATCTATTGAGTTAGCTATATTATAACACTCTGCTACACCTTTTTTATCTTTAATACTCGGATTATTGTAAGCTGATTTAAGCATACTCATAAGATTTTGTACATTTATAAATAAATCAGATGATATTTCATTAAATGCATTTAAAGGGTATTGTTCTAATTTCGGAGCTGTATCATCTGATGACTGTCTTTTAAGGAGACCATTAACATCTACTTGCTGTGGTGGTGATTCTGAAGATATACCGTTAACTTGCCGTTGTGAATCCGGTATTTGATCTTCACTCAATAAATGTTCAACAAACATTTTTAGTTTTCCTTTGTTTTGCATATAAATATTTATAAATAATAATATGAGTTTATATAGTAAAAAATTTATTAAGTTTCTTAATGAGCAAGATGATGAGGGTCTTACCGATCCAGAAGCAATGCAATCAACTTTAGAGCCAGAAACAGATGCTGGTGATTTTGATATTGATGTACCTGAAACAGCTGATGGTAGTCCTGTTAATTCTCAACAAAGAGAGATGTATGATGAGTTAAGTGAGTGGATTAATAGAATGGATGAATTTTCTAATTACCTTAACGGTACTACAGATAGTATTCAAACATCTTTAAATTCCGCAGAAGCTGATACGATTTTTGATAGTATTTCAAATTCAGAAACAAAGAAGATTGCTAGAGTAGCAATGGAAGTTTCATCGTTAAGTGAAATTCTTAAAGGTTATTTAGCAGGAGCTAATGATCCAAAATATAGATTCAATTAAATAATAATTATATGAATAATAAAACTGATATCAACTCAATCTTTGAAGCCTACGCTGTATCTAAACCTCTTATTAACGAAGGTTATGAAGATAACGAAAGCAGAGAAAAAAATATAATGAGAGGTAAAGATGCTATTAGTGCTGAGCAAGAATCATATTACGAGCAGTTCGGTGCTGAAGCATTTGAAGAGCATTACGGTTTCGCATACCCTCATGCAGAAGATGAAGAGGATGAAGGCAGTATTTTTGAAAGACTTGAAGCTTTTATATACAATAACCTTGAAG